GCGTGCAATAACTGATACGCAACAAGCTCTCTTGTAAGCGTGTCCTCTTTAAACCTAACGCGGTAATAAAAATCATACGTAACAAGTATTGCTGCCGCGGCTGGCGCACTATCAAAGGTAATGTATGACTTTTCAGTAACGAAGTTATTGCTTAACGTGTAATTCGTTTCCGCGGATCCGCCAACAGTACAAGAATTGTTTGAGGCTATCTCAACAGGGAAGTGATGGAGCAAGAACTGAGTCTCAGCCGTGTCGCCGTTGCCAAGGCTCTCAGCGTCAGCGTCCATTTCTGTTTCTATTTTTAAAAGGAAACTATCGTAACTTCCTTTCCTCGCAATAAAAAAATCCCAAATCGTGTCCATATCTGTGTTTGATAAAAACTTCACATTAACAACGTAATCACGTAAACCATCATCCCAAAGGCTCGCACGGTATTCAAGCCCGCTTTCCATTTCAGTTATCGATGTATTAAATTGTATTGATTCTTTAATCCCGAACTCAGGGGACAATGTTAATATATGCTCATTTCCCATTACGTCGCCTTTGTTTTCATTGTTGACCTTATCGATTCATTATTATTGATACCTGACTCAACAGCGTCTTGAAAAATATCGCCGTTTTCTTCTAAGCGATCTCTAAAGCTTTGGACATCGATAGCATTAATGTTGTAATAATTTGTCACTGATCCACCACCGCCCTGCCCACGATTTAACTTATTCAGATTGTCGACTCCCATAGCGCTCATTGCGGGACGGTTTAGAACGCCTTCCCCTTCAAGTAGGGTTGCATTGACTTCATCAACTCTTCCTCCACTGTGGTACTTCTTTCCTTTAACAGGGCCGCCTAAATGGCTAATAGTATATGAAGACCCTGGTGCGTAGCCGGCGATAGATGCGTTTGCTCCTGCTATCGAGGGAGAAGCTGGGCTAAACATACCAGCAGCCATTGATACTCCACTAAGGATTGTTCCAAACAAACTATTCTTCGATCCCGTTGACTGCCCTAAAGCGTTTTGGAATCCTGCAGCCACTAGGGCTTCTGTCGCAACGATCTCGAGTAGTTTTTTTATAATAATGTCACCCATGGAAATGAAAACATCTTTCATTTTTACTGTTTCGCCATGGATAACACGGAAGAATCCGTCGACGAAAGTATTACGCATGGTAGTTACTGTCCTCTGAGACAATTGTTCAAGGGCATCGTATTGATCTGCTACTTCTTCCGTGTTGTTTTCGCTTAACCCCGATAATTCTTTCTTGAGTTGCTCGTTAGCAATATGAATATCCTTCACTGTTTGTATGATATTATTTTTAAAATCCTCTACACTTTCCCCTGAGAGCGCTTTACTCGCCGAAACGCCTACCTTTTCAAGGTCTTCCGTCAACGCCGCTAATCGAAGCCGCGCGGCATCAAGAGTGCTCTGTAGCTCTTCTCCCATTGCACCGCCGCCTTCACCATCGAGCTCTTGAAGCTTATTCATGTAACCGGTCATTGCCCCGGTGGCGTCGCCCCACTTTGCTCCGAGTCGCGTAATCCAATTATCGACAGAAGCTTTTTTCTCTAATTTTGTTGTCAGTAGCACAAAAGCATTTAATGCCATTTCAATAGAGATAGCAACGGTTTGGAAGCCCGCTGACATTGTCGAAACTACTCGGTGGATCACGGTCCCTGTCGCGATTAGCATGATCCACGTATCATTAAGAGCTTCTGATTCTTCACGAGCGCTGTCTAGCGAAGTCTCCCACTCGTTTAATTTCGTTGCTAATACTGTTAAGGCAGCGCGTAAAGGGATTGACTCAGTAAAAAACTCTCCAATCGCTTCCGTTAAATCGCCCCACGCTTCTGATGTTTTCTTTAAGGTACTCGTGTAAGTCATCCCAAGCATTTTTGCATTACCCTCAACAGCGGCACGGACGTCTGTAAGGATGTCTCCGAAGGCTTTTGTTTTCATCGTAGTGTCTGATAAAGAGATACCATAAGTACGCAACGTCGTCACACGTCCACCCATAGCCGTTAAGAAGCGGCGAGTAACATTCGTAACAGTTTCTTGCTCTTTGCCACTTGCTTTCAAGAATGCCGTCCAGTCAACCATCAATGGAATTGCTTCTTTAATCTGGTCATTCGTAAATTTTCTGCTTGTCATTAATGCTTGAGACTTAATGATTTCATTATCTGATATACCGGAAAGATTTTGTAGCTCACCAGCGTATTTAATCATTGCCTTAGTCTGTGCTTCAGTGATTTTTTTAGTAGACATTGCGGCAGCAGCCAACGCTCTTTCAGCGTTTTCTTGATCCATAGCTGCTTTAGTCACTGAAGTGATTGCTCTCTTGAGAGGATTGTATACAAAGTAGTATAACAGTAATATATTACGTAATTGCCCGATGCTACGCCGAAGCCCTTCAGTCGCTACTCGCATACGACCAAATTCTTGCGTGGTTTTTTTAGCAGCGGTCGTGGCTTTACCCATAGCCGCTGTCGTCACAAGGCCTGTCTTGGTCATCTCACCGTTAAATTGTTGAATAGCTCTCTTCTGTGCATTGAGAGCAGCGAGAAGTTTCTTCGTTGACTTATCCGCAAATGATAATTCTACGATGTATTCTTGTTTCTTACCCATAATAAGCCCCTATCGTACAATTGATAATTACTTCTTATCTTGCGCGTCGATCTCAGCGCCTTCTAAAACATTGAATGCTTCAAGCACTTTAATCGGTTGTTGCGCAATCGATCCAGGAAGCGGTAAGAACCCATTCTTGAACCAGCTGTAATACTGAATATAGCCATTCGTGTTTGCCGTTATTAGTTTCATAGGACAATAATCAATAACCTTACCGTCGTATTGAAACCCTAACTTGCCTCCACCGTCACACCCCCGGTACAACCTTAAAGCTTCTTTTTCTCTACAGTCTTGGCAGCTAAGACCTAAATAAGATAGCTGTACTGCCAGTATCAGTTTTTTGTTTCCGCTTCCGTTAGATGATTCATACCCCAAACAACGCTTGCTAATTCTGTTATAACGGTAATTGGGATAACCAGCAACGACTCATCGGCGACTACTTCGCGATCTTTGTCCATGAATCTAACAGTTTCCTTAACAAGCTCATGGCTTCCAAAGTTACGGACACTGTGCAAGCCATACTTGACGGCTTGAAAGTTCATTGAAGCAATCCCGGCTTTTTCAACTTCACCCTCTGCTGAATTTGCCATTAAAAGTTCAGATTGCTCAACCGAGTCTAACGAATTGATCATCCAAATAGTCGGGTTTACTGTGTCTTTTTTTAAAGTGTACTCTTTTGTTTGCCCTAAAGCGATTGGGTCAATCATTATTTCCTCCTAGTTCCTTTTCTTACCTTGTTGAACAAACCATCTTTCAAACCTGGCATTGATCCAGGTAATGAGCTTTGGGTTTAAGCCTATAAATGGTCGCTTTGTTTTCTGAGGGCCAACGCCCTCGTTGTGATGATATTGTGCTACGTCTGTACGGCTTGGATGACCTACATTTCTAACTCCAATACCGTAATGATTCTTACCGAGTTTCTTCGGTCGAATACCGCCATGCATCTGTCCGGTACCGAACAAAGGAGTCGTAGGGCGCGGCATCCCGGCCCTACGTTTCTTATCGATAGTTGATTTTTTAAGTTTGATTTGTGTAGAAAAATCAGGCCTGCGTCGTTGACGTATATTGATTTGAGCCTGGACGGCGATCTTCTTAGCTGCTTGCGCTAAAGGAACGCTTGCATCAAGAAAACTGGGCAGTGTAAACTTCTTAATTTTTATCTTCGCCAATACCTGCATCACTCACCTCTTATGTAGAGCTGCTTGAGCTTGAGCTAGACGAACTCGAACTTGAACTCGAAGCAGCCATTAGTATTGCTATTTCATCGTTCCCTGCATCTGCTGATTTACATATTTCACATGTAGCGTTATTAATAGCCAAGCCAGATCGATCGCCAGGGGTAACGCTTGTGTACCTAACTGCTGGCATACTAAACTGAAGCATTGCGTCAGAGTTATTCATTCTTATAGTAACCGCCGCCGTGGCGCTTGATTGAAGCTTCCCAAGAAAATCGTGGTCAGCCATCAATACCATTTCTGGGTCAAACGTCATGACAGGGTCGCGCCCAACGATCTTAGCGTAATCAATGCCGCTTGCATCTGAAGGCAACGGAGAAATAACAATCTCATTCTGCATATCAATTTCAAGATTATCAATCGTTAACACATCCCCGAGAATCTCTACCGTTGCGCCCATAAACATAAAGGGAACAATGCTCGGATATGTTGGTGTCAACAGTGCCGTATCACTATGCGATGAATATTTGCCAACAAAGTCAAACTCACACATAACTGGCTCGCCGACTTTGAATTGAAACTTTACGTTCCCGGCGGCTCCTGCCATAACATGTCTAAACCCATCGAGGTAATACCCAAGAGTGGCTGTTTCGAACCCTGAAGATTTTGTTGCGTACGCGTTTGACGTCCCACCTAACAGTGTTTCTGCGAATCCACAAGCATTAAGCAATGGTGATAACGGAATAGCAACACCTTTGCCTGCTGACGCTGGAGCCATTAACTCAACCTTAAAGCTGGCTGACATTTTCTTCGCGCCAGGTAAACTACTAAAGCGAGACATGTGTTTCACGACCGGGTTGCGTTTAAATTGTTCATCATCTGATGAAAAACTTGGGTCATACGCCAACATCGTGGCCTCTGAGGCTGTTAAAGTTTCAGCCGTACCGCTTGTACTTTCTGCTTTCGCAGCTACTTGAGCAATTCGTTTTACTAAAGAATCAACCATTTTGTTCCTCCCTTAAAAAATTCTTCGTTCTTGTACATTTATAGTTATCTCTGCTTTATGGCAAAGTACATGCGCAAACATCACATTAGTAATATCTGCTTCTATAGGAAATTCGATTGTTGTCGCCGTGGCGCCGAGCTGTATATCTTCAATAAACGCCTGTATAACGTCCTCTACGATGTCATTAAATGTTTTTTCAGACGCTAAGGAGTCATTTAAACGATAAAAACCACGTACCATAAAGGTGTGGACAGAGTCTTCTTGGCCCCCATGCCCGCCGTGCTGGTCTTTTGAAACATGCGGGCGCTCAATATCCCATGTGTGAATAATTTCGTTCTCCTTAAATAAGCTTTTGTAAGAATCAAAATCAGCACTATACCGTTTATACTCATAAACAGTATTAGCCAGCGATGTAGCTGCCTTGATCACTGTAGCAATTTGTGTTCTTATTAGTGCAAGTGACATATTTCCCTTTCTTATGGAGCCGGTGGGATTTGCACCCACGTCCAGCGCTTCCTCTCGGGTTAGTACTGTCGACATCTAGGACGGCCCCGTATGTTATCAGATAGAGATAGAGATTGGGTGAGGTAAAATAATGTACGTCAGTATCTCTGCCTTTACTACTTTGCTTTTGGGGGTTATCTTTGTCGACGCGGATGGGTCAAATAATCATCGCCCCATGGATAAATCACGTCGAATTCCTTTTGCACGTTGCCGCTTGCTCCTGTGCCACGCTTACTTCCACCTGTCGCATTCGCATCGATACCCATTAAACCGTTATATCGACCGCGTTGCTCCTGTGCTAAAGAAATGTAAAGATCTGATTTCCGTTGATAATCAACAACATCAGCTTCGATAGTGCTGTCAACGGATTGTGCATATTTGGCCGCAAGAGCCCAAAAACAAAGGGAAGCTGCTAATGCTAGCACAGCTTCAGTATCGCTTTCATACACTGTATTGGATGAAGCGCTCAATGTATGCGGAATAGCATACGTAAACCTAGCTTTTTTCGCACTTTCTGGTACGAATGCAAGAAAACGAAGAACGACTACGCGCACCGATGATGATAAAGTATCAATAAATCCCCAGTCAGCATCCTCGATGTAAGGAGGCACTTGATATTCGCCTGATGGATATTCTATTTTTCCCATTACGTAACTAAAGTTATCTTGCCAATCATTTGGTAAGTCAAAATCGTATGCGTCACCGTCGCCAGTAATCTCATGAACCATTTTCTGGGGCTTATCGCTTGAATAAAGAAGTACAGCCTGATCGACAAAGCGTTCTTTATCGTCAGGCTGTAATTCCTGGCCATGATCTTGCAACAATGCTTCTAGTCGACGTAAAAAATCTTCCTTCACTATAGGCATATCATTCCTTTACGTGCTTGTACTACTTGAACTACTTGAACTACTTGAGCTACTTGAGCTAAAGCTTGAGCTTGAGCTTGAACTTGAACTGCTTGAGCTTGAACTGCTTGAGCTTGAATGTTGAACATTTACATTACCGCTGTCTTCTTTATACTTAGCAGCACCGAAAACGTTAACCTGGCGTCTCGCATTTAATATTAAATTACAATCTTCTTCTTTAACATTATACGCGCCGCACTTTATATTCTCGCAAACAATTCCATCGGCCGCGTTGTTCTTAAAAGGACATCTGTAACCTGGTACCCCCACGACAATCTCCTTTGTTGAATGTTATACTCTTAGCCACTTGAGCTAGAGCTACTTGAG